ATTCCTCTTTCATCAGGATTTCCGTGAAATCGCGCATCACGGATCCACGCAAGGATGGGAACGTCTTACGCACGACCGTGATAATCCACCCGGCATCTACGTTGAGTGCGCACCACTCGATGAGTGCCGTGATTATGCTAAACGTCTTCCCCGATCGCGTGCCTCCCTGATGTACTTGGATGCGTGTGTCGCACCCTTTGACATCATAGTAGGTCTTCGCTAACTTCATTCACGGGCATATCCTTAAACCAACTCGGGGCTTTGTGTGGGCCGCGCAAAGTGATTTCGGTGTGTTCCTGTTTGGGCATAAAGTAGGGCATCATCTTGCTCAACGCTCCGATGTATTTCTCGGAACTTTCGGCCCGTAGTTCCTCCAATGCGGCCTCGATGTGTTCCACCTGGCCGTTCATCAACTTCATAAATACGGCCCGTGCTTCAGCCGTGGCTTTGTTGCTGGCCCCTTTGGGTCTCCCACCCGGATTGCCGCTTTGTCCTTTTACGAATGGCATTTGTATTCGATTGTAGTTTGCAGTTGCTTTTCTCGCTGTTCAAAGAATCCCTCACGCTCCCCGGCTTTGACCCATTTCTTGTATCGCTCCAACTTGCGTTGAGCTTGGAGCAGTTCTACCTGATTGGGTTCGCTGATGTAGAACCTGTCTTTGTACTGAAAGAGCAGCCCCTCGTCCATCAGGTTGGAAATGGATGCTGTGAGTGTTTGGTGTTTCATCCCTGTGTACTGCCGCATTTCGTCCAAGTTCATGGATTGCTTTTTGAGGATGACATACACGATTTCTTTGTTCGTGTGGATCCGGTTGTTGCGGATGTTTTCGAGGAACGATTCGATGCTACGCTGGCTCATAGTCGGTTCTTGAAGTGTTGAATGATTGCTTCCATCTTTTGGTTGTACCACGATTCAAACTCTTGCCCTTCCCCTTCCTTTTCCCACACTCTGTATAGGACACCCCGTAGGCGTTGGCTCTTGCTTTTGGGTGCATCGAAATCTGTCTTCAGGGATTCGAGGTCACGCAGTTCTTGGGTGCTGTGTTCGTTCTCTTGGAACACGAGGTATCCGTATGCATCTACCAACTCATCGATGGCTGCTATTTCCGCCGATGTTTTCTCTTGTGTGATGAATCGTACCGTCACGGATTTGTCTTTGTTCCGACGGTAGCCATCGAGTACGGCCGCAGTTATGAATCGCACGATGCCTCGTATGCCCCTTGTAGTTCCTGCAACATCGATGCCAGGCAACTCCCGCACCCTTGCACCTTACGTCTACGCTTCAGCACATCGGCGTACAAACCCTCCAGGGTTGCGATGTCTGCTCCTTTCATCACTTCGCCCTCTTTACGTTCTGCGAAGGTGGTTTGCCACAAGGTTTTTTGTACCTCGTTCATCGGTACTGCATAGGGGAACGCTACGTTCAGCCAGCGTTTCCGTTTGTCGCATCCGCAATCGTCCCCGAGTACGGCCTTGGCGACCTCTGCCACCCCCGTTACCTCCAACACCTTTTCGACGGTGTCTCCCAACCCTTTGGATCGGCGTGTGTATTTGCGTGCCATAGTGTAAAGTTACGAAATTGCTTTGATAAGTTCCTGTAATTCCTTGTTGTAATGCTCCACCCATTGTTGGGCGTTGTCCTCGCTCATCTTCAGGGCGCGATGGCTTTTAATCATTAACTGCTCCGCTGTGCCTTCCCCGTAGATGGCATCGAGACGGCAGCCAAAGATGTACTGCTGTCCGTTTCCGTAGAGGTTGCAAGCCGGGCATTGGGGTTTGACGTTCATGTCGTCCCAACGTGTCGCGTACTTCGCTCGTGTCACGAAATGCCCCGCGTGCATCTTCGTCCAATGGTTCTCTTTTCCACAAGTGAAGCACGCAACTATCCCGGCTTGATTGGCATCTTTGATACGGATCCACTTGCTGAATACGGCATCTAACTTTTTGCGTGTGGGTGCTTTCATGGGTGTGCGAGTTCAATCGCACGAAATAACTGAAAAGCAAGTTGAGGAACAATAGCATTTCCGTACGCTTTTATGGATTCTGTGCGCCACTTTGAAAAGGTAACTCCGTCCAGTTCGCAGGGAAGCCCATCATTTCCGCCACAAATCGGGGGTTGAGTTGGGAAGTTTTGCCATGTGTCGGGTCGTGCATGGCGTGAGCCAGCGTGTCCCTTTGCCTGCTTGGGTCGGGCCTCGTGCACCCTCCCTTGGGGTCGCTCGTTGCCGTCGGTGTCGGTAGCATCGCGTTGGCAAACTCCTGCGGGTTCATCGCCTTGCCCTTGAAGCGTTCCGAGCGTGCCTGAAAGCGTGCTGTTGGTGTCCCCAACATCCCGTACACCACTTGGCTTGTCAGACCGTTGTACTGCGTCCCGTTCTTGTAGCCGTTCCGCTCCGCCCTGGCACGCATCTCTTTGGGATCCTCGCATCGTTCGGTAGTGGTCGGGGTGATAAGCAATCCACCATATCCTATCTCGTCTGTGTGGTGCGCCGACACCCGCAGCAGGAAGGATGCCCGTCCATACTTCGTACCCCAAATACTCCAAGTCAGCGCACACCTCATCGAAGACCACCCCTCCATTCCAATTAAGGAGGCCGCGTACGTTTTCGCCCACAACGTAGGCCGGGGCAACCTCGAGTATGATGCGACACATTTCGGGCCATAGGTGGCGTTCGTCGTCCTTTCCCAACCGCTTCCCGGCCGTTGAGTAGGGTTGGCAGGGGAACCCTCCAGTGAGGATGTCCACGCGTCCGCGAAAAGGTCTACCGTCGAATGTTTTGACATCGTTGAATCCTTGTGAGCTTGGGAAATGGTGTGCCAGGACACGCTGGCAAAAGGGGTCTCTTTCCACGTGGAAGACATTTGTCCACCCCATCCACTCGGCAGCGAGGTCGAACCCGCCTATCCCCGAGAAAAGAGACCCATGCCTCATCGCTTTGTGGCGTAGTATGCCCCGCGCACTTTCTCGCGGATTTGATACTTGAAGTCATCGAGGATGCGCTCCAACTCGCGCTCGAAGTTCATGTCCTCGTGCCACTCGTTGAACGATCCGGGCGAACGGTCGGGTTCGCTCGTGCTGTGTACTTTCAGGTGGTTAGGCATCCTGGGCGTTATTGAAGGTTTGAACGATGTCGTACGCTTTGTCGAAGTTGGCGAGTTCCGCTTGGGTCATCACGTCGAAGTGTCGGCTCCATGCACGGAGCATTTCCTTTGCCGTTTCGAGCAGCAGGTGGCTCTGTGCCATCGTGTACGCCTCCCCGTAGGGTAGCGAGGTGGTAGCAATCACCGATTCGTTTTCGTCGGTGATGTAGTAATACCCTTTGGCTTGGTTGAGCGTTCGCTTGTTCATAGTTTCTCGATGATGAAGTTGCAGCCACTTACGGCCTCGATTGGTTTCATGGTCTTGGCAGCAAACTCACGCTCACGGCCGTAGATGTAGTGATCGCAGATACCTACGTACACGAAACCCCGCTCCCGGAGCCATTCGCGTGTCGATGGCATTTCCCACGTGGCCTCGTTCAGCCACAGGAAATCGTCGTTCCAGTAGAGGTTGCCCGTAGCGTGCGCCGCGCCTACCTCGTGGTCATCGTGTCTTTTCATCTTCAATTGTTGTGTTGACCAAGTTTTCAATCAGTACAGCCATTTCACCCAACATATCGTCCCACACCACCATCGTGCCCGTGTCCTCATCGGCCGAAATGGTTTGCTTCAGCACGTTCACGATTTGTTGTGGCGAACGCCCATCCGCATGGAATAGGCGTATCGCACGTTGTACATTCTCGTATCGGGGTATCATGCCGTCTCTTTGTCGAAGAGTTTACACTTCAACTCGTAACTGTCTGCCGCTCGCTTGACATCCCAGTTGTCGATGAAGAAGAATGCCATGTCTCCATCGGGGGCGGTGAACTCCAACCCCAATTTCCATCCATCGATAGGATCGAAGTAGGTCTCCGTCACAAACCCGCGTGCCTCGTAATGTCCTGCGGCCGCGATACACATCTCTTTTGTCAGTTCCATTGTTCGTTGTTTGACGCACCAAAGATAGTCATTGTTCCTCAATATCCAAACTTGAGGTGGGATTTTTTTCCCAATACTGCCTCAAGCGTGTGCCGCTGCCTACGAAGGGTCGGCGTTCGTCTTTCAGTGTGGCGGCCAACTGACTCAACCCAAGGGGCTGTAACGGCCCTGTGGATTCATAGACCTCTTTGTGCTGCGTCTCCAGCAGTTCAGTTCGGATGCTGCCCTCGTACGCACGCAACGCCTCCAAAATTTCCGCTGTCTTTAGACGCTCGTACAACTTGATGAGTTGCCCCTTGCGAATCATATCAAACGCCACCCGGATTTCCTCCACCTTGATGGCGGGGAACTCGTCCAGGATAGCCCGACACGTGAACACGAAATCGTCGGTAGTGGTGAGTGTCTTGTTCGCATCCACATCCTTACACAACCTGCCTACTTCAGCCACCAACCATGCCCGCGTAAGATCCGGCATTTCCTTGGCTGCTCGTTGGAGGTTCGTGCCACCCTGCCACGCGGTTGTGGGGGTGAGCTTGACATTCTCACCCTTCAGCAATGAAGTGGTGGAGACCGTCGGCTGTAACTGAAGGTTGGTATCCTTTGTCATGTTTCAAGGGGAAAAATCCTTTCCAGGAGTTAGCCAAAGATTGATGAATGATTTGAATCGCGACACCCTCGTCGCCCTTTGCAAGGTTCATCAGCCGGGTGTATGCCGCACGCTCGCCGCGCCCGGTGTATCCTTCCTTCCTTTCTTTCTTGTCTGCAAGCCACTCACCCCACACCTCACTCATCACATCGCTCATCCGAATACTACTCTCCTTTGTTTTCTCAAGTGTATTCTCTATATTGTTATCTATAGTAGACAATTTGTCTACCCTTGCCTCGCCAATTTGTCTAT